TGCTGCATTTTTTACAATGTGACCAACTATACCTTCGGTATACTGAACCCCACCACTTCTTGCTTTTTGACCAAAGAGCATTGCACGCTCCATGTCAACTTTATGCTCTCTGAGCTTCATAGCCCATACACGCTCCCACTCGTTAGCGTAACCACGATAGCGAGTAGCAATAGCTGTGTTTGACATTTCACAAGCTGTTTTGAAGATTTGGGTGTAACCATAATCATCTTCAATTTCACCAGACCATGCGTCAGGAGAAGCTGAACCTTCAGCGAATGAAGTACCGATAATTTGACACTCATCATTATCTGCTACTGAATTGTATCCAGATACGGCTGAGTTAGACAAATCTACACATCTTGCTGAAAAAGTAGTATCACTACCATTATCAGTAATTGAGCCATTTACACGAAATATAGCCTGACCATATCCGTTAGTATCATCTACTGTTTTTACTGCGAATACCATTCCTGGTACTAAGTAGTCAACTGAAGCTCCGCCAGATGTGTCAACAGTGAAAGAATAATCAGTGTTGGCAGCAACTGTACCTACAGCCCCCTTGACTAAGAAATTACGGCTAGTCCACTCAATCTTGGAACGATTTTCTAGGAAACGAAATACTGAATCGTCAGTTGGAACCTTTGCCACTTGTGAAAGATACACGAAAAATGGTGATTCCTCTGGAGCCAATTCAGCAACTCGGTCACTAAAATCAAATAGCCGTCTTCCATCAGGTCTTTGCCCTATACCAGCGTCAGCGGTTTGAAACGTGACGTTGCTAGAGAGTTTTGTGCCGTTTGTAATAGACATTTAATAACCTCCGTTATTATTATATTATTATGCTAATCTACCAGCGTTGCCTGCTTTTAAAATCCTATCCCAAGAAACATCTAATTCGCTTTTTTGCTGAGGGTCTCCTCCTTGGAGAACTCCAGCAGACTTGGGCATTGATTGAATATTCTTTACAGCTTCTAAGTTTTCTGAATCCATAGGTTGTGGGTTATCTTTATTTTTATATTGTCTGAACACATTAATCAAGAAATCAACAGGTAGTTGTTCTCTTGGATTTGTTGCAAACTGAATAAAGTCTTCCATTTCTTTGTCATCAGATATACCGTAATTATTCCTCAATTCATTTTTCAGATTTTGCATAGCAACCTGACTTTGGATTCCAGCCATCTGTTCACTAACAGCTTCTGAAACCAAAGCTTTTTCCTGAGACACTCGTAACTTGTACGACGGTGAATCAGGTTTATAATAGGCTTCCCAAGGGTCAAAAGAGGCTTCATCAATACCATCAGGAGTTGATGAACTCTTATTATTTTCCTGAGCAGGCTTACCCTCTAATCTTTCTTGCATTAACTGAACAATATCAGGTCTTGCTTCTAGTACAGATTGTAACTGTTTTAGAGGTTCTAAAGATTGTACTTGTTGTTGCAATGAATCATAATCAGCTTTTTGCTTGTCATACATAGACTGAAATTTTCTGCTTTCGCTTTCCCAGTCTGTTGCAAGATTAGTTTCAGATTCATCTCCCTCAGCGGTTAATATGCTAGGGGCTTTATAATCTTTAACTTCTTCTTCAGCTTGCTGAGGTTCTTGAACCTCTACTGGTTCATTACTTACAACTTCTACATCTGGCATAGAAAAATCCATGCCATCTCTATCTCTAGCGAGTTTATCCTCGTAAGTCTGTTCTTTCTTTTGTGTTGTTTGGTCTTCCATATTTCCTTTCCGAATCTTCTTACTCCTGTTGTGAACTATACCTTTCGATATTTCTAGGTAAGACTTGACTCTGTTATGTTACTAACCTTCAACGCCTTCTTCTGCATCCATGCCTTCATTGGTCTTGCCTGCGTACTTGGCTTGCAAATCAGCCTTGTCGATTATATTTTCCATTCTGTTAAGACTCTTTCTTTCTTTGTCCTTAATCTGATTAAGGGCAGTATCAAGATTAGTCTTGAATTTCTGCGTAATGGTTTGCTTCCTTGCGCTTATCATCTCACGCTCAGAAGTTTGTAAATCACCACGTAGCTTCTTGACTTCAGATTCTAACTGTTTAATATAACCTTGCATCTGTTGCATAGCACCTTTGCGCTGCAAGACACCTTCTTTGTCGTAGATTTCTGTTTTCTTTAAAACCTCGACATCATCTACCAAGCCCAACTTATAAGCATCTAAATACATATTGTACTCAGCCATCCTGTTTGATGGTAGCGTTGAGCCTGATACTATCCGAATATCATGCTGACCTAATGTAATATCGTTTTCAATCGTCATTAACTCATTTGTCTTATCGTCATACATCTTGTTATTTATCGTAAACTCCGTGATATCATTATTAGGTTGCACGATTCTAAAAGTCTTTTGAAATTTATAATGCCCTTTAGCAAAGTTATAAACTACTTTACCGAGCATATCTAAACTTCCCTCTATGTCCCTCAACTTAGAACGACCTCTACTCTCTCCCATCTCTTGTAATAAATAAGTACCCCTTACAGTATCAGGAGCTCCTGATTTAAATCCTTGCATCAGTTCTGATATACCAAAGTTCAAGTCTATATAAAACTCAACTCTAGATATTAAACTATAGAACTCAGATGCTAATGGTTGTGGAGATGGATAATGTGGTTCTCCGAACTCTGGATTATATTCTATAACAGCATTAGGATTAGCCCAATCTCTCTCAAGCTGTCCTATGTCATCAACACTTCCTTCTGGAACTAATAGCTTTAGACCAGCAGATGCTTGAGCGTGACTCAATGTTAGTGAGAATAATTTATTAATCAACCTCTGAGAGTCTTTTACTTTTGTTACATCTGACTTTGGATAAGGAGTGTTAGTCCAAATATTAGGGACTGGTATGATGGGATAAATGTCCGTATTGAGCGTTTGCTCGTATAATAAAATTTGTCCTACTGTGGCTACGTGACGAACCCTCGTTTGTAGGACTTCTACTGCTTCAACCAGTCCCGATTCTAACAGATGACCGTTTTCTTCTACAATCGTTTGGAAGGTTTCCAAATCAACTATCTTCTCCTCTTGGGTCTCTCTGTTAAACATTCTATAGAAAGGAACTTTGACTTTCTCAAACCTTTCTAAAATTCTATATTTCTCATACCCACCTCTGTCGTAGTCCTTAACTACGTCTGGAGTAAATGACTCTGAAGAGTTCTTTCTCTTTGAGTCTGGATAGTCTTCTTCATCACTTGATACATCTATATTATCTATAAGCTCATCAAGCTGTGGGTATAGACCAAGTAGTTGGTCTTTAGTAAGTATGGTAGATAGAATCATAGCAGATGAATCTGCATAATATCTATCTCTAGACGCTGGGTCTACGTATATTCTAAAAGGATTTATGTGTGTAACTTTTACATCACCTCTGCCATAATCAGCTTCTGGGTCTAAATAGACGTAAAAATACCCTAGACCTGAAACAGAATAATCATGAACAACTTGTTTAAAATGAGTATTGCAATCGGAGATATCCCAGACATATTCTAGTATTGTTCTCCAAACATTTGATAATCTGTAATCAGAATCTTCTCTGGCAACTGCTGAGAATTTAGGATTGCGAGATGTAAGTAAAGACTTAAGTTTATCAACAGCAGCATATACCCTGTCAATAATAAAGTCACCTTGCCCCACAGATTGAAGCATATCTGACTCTTCAGGAGAATAATGATTGCCCAGAGAGAAGTCAATAGCGTCTCTTGCTTCTACTTCCCAATCAGCCCTCGCATCTCTCCAACGTCTCCACATTTCTCGATTCTTTTGAGCCTCGTTGTGCTCTGCGAAAGTTTCTACGTAGTTAATAGCGGAACTCCTTTAATGTATACAGTATATAATATAATACAAAAAGACCCTGAAGTCAAGTATTTTTTTTAAATTCTTTGACCAGTAATCCAACTTCGTATTACAGACTTCTTTTTATCTCTATTTTCTTGCTTGTCTTCTAGGTCAAAATTACTAGCATCAAAGCTTTTACTAAGTGGTGCTCTTGCATTTGTGATAGAATACCAAAGCCCATCAAGTAGGTCATCATTCTTTCCTTTTGGAAAATGAAACATCTCATCCACTAACTCCTGATGATGTTTTTTAATATATAGTTTTTGTCTATTTACTATAGGACATAATGAAGATTCTATTCTATCTTCTTTTTTAATTCCCTGTGGAGGTCTTACTCCTCTAGCTATACCAGGAGCCATTTTTCTGTCATAGCCACTAATCTGATTGACAGAATCCTTAATAATTCCCTGTGCTCCTACATGCTCTACGTTTACTCTCCTTATAGGAGAGTAAAGCTTAGCTAGTTCAAAAATCTTTTGTGGCATCTCATAAAGTGGTAAATGCTCATGATAGTAATCAATAACATAAAAGTTCTTTTCGCTATCGACAGCAGTAACCATAATAACCTGATAATCGTTGTTTGCATTTGATTCATATGCCAGGTCTACACCCATATAAACATTTACTGGAATAACTTTATCATTATCTTTCAAGTAAGATTGATTGCCACTAGATACAAGTTCGTAATCATGATGCTGTATTCTATCTATCTTAAACTTAGCTGTTGCTAGGTCTCTAGCATCGTTCATGTACTCTTGTGCAAACTTATGTAGCTGCCCTACATTCTCGTAGTCTCTACGTATCTGATTTATTTTCTTCTTACTAAAATATGAACCCCATAAAGGTTTACCATCTTCTAATGCTCTGTGAAAAACTACGTCCCATGTATATGGTTCTTGTTTTTCCTTCGCATCTAGATATCCATCGTAGATTGCCTGTAAGGCAGAGTCATAGTGAACAATAGTTCCTATCAACCAAATAGAACCTTCATTACCTTTTGATTCTTCTAATGATGGATAAACAGTAGACATCAACCACTCTTTAATCTCACGTCTTCTATCTGGAGTCTTTGTATTTAACTCAGATTCAAAGTCATCAAGTATAATCTTTGTATATCGAGTACCAAGCTCTGAGCGACCACGCAATCTCTGACTAGTACCCTTTGCTATAATTCTATCTCCACGGCTGGTAGTGATTTCCTTTTCAGTCCATTTATCACCAACCATATCTCCAAAGTAATAATTCAAAGCATTGTTGTATTCCATATGATTCTTAATATACTTAAGATGGTCTACAGCCTGACCTTGTTCTTCAGATACCCAAGCAGCAAACTCTTTCTTGCCTTGTGGGTTAAAATAGATTTTATGCAACAGTGCTGCTTTAGCCATTGTGGACTTAGAATGACCACGAGGTAGAACGATACACATTCTTCTGGACTCAGGGTCTAACAGCTTTTCACCAACCTCGTAATGAAACGGAGCTGGTGATGACTTCATAAAGTCGTCTGGTAAAAAGAGTTGACCAAATGAAACTAGGTCATTAGCAACTAAACTTAATACCCTGTCCTTTTCTTTTTGACCACTTGAGTTTATATTAAAATTATCTATTGTACCAGTCTCCACTTTGTATTACGGTAAACGAATTACTTCTCTGCATCATCTCATCTCCTGCTACATACACCCATGCTTTCTCTTGTGTTCCATCTTCCATATCTATATCAGCCTTTATTCTTCTGTACAAACCAGAGCTAACACCTTCGTACATATCGTAACGCAGCAACTGCTCTCTACTAACATCTCTAACTTCAACCACAGTTCCCTTACCTTTGTTATTGTGGATAACAGCTGGAAACGTTTGATGACCTGGATACACTAAAGAACTATTCTTTAGCTTACCCAGCTTACCTTCACCTCTCCTGAGCGTTCCATACACAGCAATTTTCTCTCCAGACATAACTATGCTACTCCTATAATTCCAGGTACACCTAAATGCTCTATGTTAAAATTGTGATTGTAAACAGTCATACAGTGTCTACACTGAGCAAAATATTGATTGGTATCAACATCATGTATGACTAAACAATTATCTAACATACTGACACTACAAAATTGACAGTCCTTAGACCTCAACTTCTCTCTCAGCCGACGCAAGTTTCTTGACATTACCACCTCCTATGGCATCTAATTGTTCTTTTGTAAATCCTTGGAATACAGCAACGGATTCTGTTTTCTTCTCTGTATCCATCATGCCACTAATCTGCATCAATGTCTTTATTGCTTGTATCTTGTCTCTATCATGAGAGTCTCTTCTGTCAACAATATCTCTCATCTGCTCTAATAAATACAGAGGAGTGATATCAGCATCACTTAATACCTTATCTATTTCTTCTCTAATCAATTTCTGAATCCTTTTAGCTTTCATTAAGATTTTGGCTTGACCTTCAGCGTACGATTTATTGTTCGTTGGAAATGCCTTTACAAAAGCTTCTACGACATCTTCCCCTTTTGCTACATATTGAGCAAAGAGGAATTCTCTTTGTGTGGTCTTTTTCTTTTCGACCTTGTGTTCATAGACGGTTTTGTTAGCCAAGCCAAAAGAATAAAGGTTCTTTCTTGGTTCACCTTCCATCGTTATATTTTTCCCACAAATAAAAGTTCCGAGAGGAACCCTAATGTAATAGTTTTTTTCTTTGCTACCTGCCCTTTTGGACATTGTCCCACGCTTCAGAACTTGACAAACTTGACCATCGTCTGAAACTACCCAGCTACCTTCGGTGCCTTCCCTCCAATTTTCAACTAAGTCTACACTAGGGTTACTCGTTCGAAACTCTTCTACACTACTATATATCGGATGATTAACCTTGTTAATTTTTCTAGTTATCATATATAATATAAGTCAAAAACAGCTCAAAGTCAAGTTATCTCGACACAGAACGTTTTTCAACTACCTTACTTCCTTCACTGTTTTTACTTCTAATATATGGTGAATTACAACTCTGACAGTTATACAACCTAAACTTACTAGAGCCTGTATAGTAAAACTTCTTAGACGCTTTTAATTTATCGCTACCACAAACTGTGCAGCAGTCATCATCTACCATTACAGCCATGTTTGGATGCGACCTCATGTAAGGTCTTAGTCTTAAATACATATCTTCTAGTCCTACAACATCAGTCCTATTGTATTCTTCCATTCTCTTCAATGCTTTCTCATTACCACTCATACAATCAATCCATAACTGAAAATCTGTATCAAGCTTTTCTTCTAGCTTTAGGAACTTAGTTATAAAGTCTTGTTTGTGTGATGAGAATGCAAACTCTTTCCTAGCTTGCTTTAACGTATCTATGGTTTTAAATGGTAATGGTGCTTTGATATGGTTAGCAATAAACCTAGCATTTATTTTTCTAAGGTCAAACCTGTCGCCATTATGAGCGATGACCACATCTGCTTCGTTCAATAACTTCCAAACAGACTTCATGATACGCTTGTCGTTTCTAGCTCTAGCTTCTCTTGGTGTCAACACATCACTTAATACTTTATCATCATACAACCATTTAGCTGACCAGCTTAAAAGATTCCAATCCATCATCTTACCGTTCTTATCTTTCATGATAGCGTGATGACCAACGTATTGTTTACCAAGACTCCAAGTCCATATACCCATAGGTGTGGTCTCGATATCCAATATCAATATCTTTGGTAAATCAACATTGCTATAATTTGCTAGAGGTTTCTTAATGTTCAATGCTTCAAGCTTTCTAGATACACTCTTGTATGTCCTTTTGTATCCAGACTTCTTAAGATACTCTCGAATCTGCTCTATAGTCTTTGTCCCATCTCTATACAGATTCAATATATTTAATTCTTCTGATTTCCATTTCATGATTTTTTCCGATTGGTTAGTAGTTTTAGTAGTGTTTTAAGTATTGCTGCT